AAATCGGCCTTACATAGACGTGAAACTTAACGTCGCTCGTGCACTTGACGCCATTGCTCTTTTGGTAACGGCGGTTCAGGGGCACAAACCCTCCATAAGGAGATAAGTAAAGTGATTGACCTTCAGTTGGCAACAACGTTAGCAGCTCCTACGGGCACCGGGCTACTCTATACTGCCTATGAACAAAGTGGCGACTTAGCCGCTTATGTCAATGGCAGTGGGGCAACTCGTTCACGTATCGCTCTGAAACGCACCCAGGCGAAACCGACCCCAACGTATCCGGGTGTCGAGAGACTGAACTTCAAACGAACTGTTTATCTTACGATAAACTCGATTGAATATCCAGTCGTCATCGACATCAACACCAGCATACCGGTGGTGATTGCGTTGGCAGACCGCACCGCGTGTTTTACGCATACGGCTCTGATGGCTCGAGATCCGATATTTAAAGCGGCTATCGAGACGGGCGCCTTACCGACGTAACAGCCGGTTTGGACCCTATCATGATCGTAGCGTTAGTCATGTTCTTTTATTCAACCTTACTACTTCTTTACTTGGGGCAACCCTTTGGAGAAATATTCTGGTTGTTTAAAGAGTTCATGGCTTCTGCTTTGTTTCAACTTTAAACCTAATTTCAGGTTTAAGGCCTCACTGGGAGATTGTAATGCGAGACATCAAGTTACAAACACGCTTCCTCCGTAAGGAGTTGGCGCGCGAAATTGAGCGTGAATACGCCAAAGGACAATCCAAGGCTATGCCGTGGAAAGTCCTTGATCGACTTGTCGATGATTGTGTCGAGGAAAGCTCGGAAATCTTCAAGCCTTTAAAAGCTTGTATACAGAACAGGAATGTTCTTGATTACCTTGCTTTGCAGAAGTATTGTGAGCCACAGTTGTATAGCTCATCTACGGAGTTTTCTGCCGTAGCTTCTGTTTTATCTTTCCTAAAGAAGTATCCTTTTGGGAAAGTACCCGGCGTTGATCCTGAATTAGCTGCTGAAAGGCGGTTCATAAGAGCTGAAAAGCTCTGTAAAGCCACCAATAAGCGGTTAAGACATTATCGACGATTTCCTCATCGTCTTGAGAATAAAAACTCAAGGCCCGGCTTTCACTGGATATTTCATTCAGCGAGACGGTTGATGGAGAAATGGTTAGGTCCTCTAGATCTTAATCAGATCTATGACTATACTCGACACGGTCCAGGAGGAAGTATCGGTGTTTCAGGTGACGGGACCACGGCCTATTTTAAATATGCCTTGACTCCGTACACCGTATCCTCAGGAGCTCTATCTTTTGCAGAGGCAGCAATCCTTGCGGATCCGCTGTGGCGACGATGCACCCTTAATCAATGTTCAATCATTGGTGACTCGGTACCTTCTGTCTCTGAAGCACGTGACACTGTGCTTTCTTTACTAAAGATAGTCGATTACAATAAAGTAACTTTCGTACCGAAGACAGCTTTGACTCATAGAGCCATTGCTATCGAACCTACGATGAATATCTTTCTTCAACTCGGTGTTGGCGACTACATGTCGGTCTTATTACGACGTGCAGGTACCAATATACGCACCCAGGCACGCAATCAATCGCATGCTAGGGCGGGCTCTGATTGGGCCGACAGCTCGTCGACTTGTCCGGTAACTCTGGACCTTTCGATGGCTAGCGACACTCTCAGTATTGAGCTGGTTCGAGAATTGATCCCCGATGATTGGTATTCATTACTCAATTCTTTACGCAGTCCTTACGGTCTGTATAAAGGAGAGTATTTCCTATATGAGAAGTTTTCTTCTATGGGGAACGGTTTCACCTTTCCACTTGAAACGATGATCTTTAAAGCTTTAGCCGAAAGTACAGCTATGTATTTAGGCTATCGCACCGATGACATTTCTGTTTACGGTGATGATATCGTTTGTCCAAGGGGAATGGCTCTTCTGTTTAAAGAGGTCTTGACCTTTACAGGTTTTGACCTCAACACAGAGAAGTCCTTCTTCTTTGGCCCTTTTCGCGAATCCTGCGGAGAGGACTGGTTTAAAGGTACTCGGGTACGTCCTTTCTTTCTAAAAAGAGAGATCAAAAATGATCGCGACCTTATTTTTATTATTAATAGCTTGGGGGGTCTATACGGTAGTAATGTCCGTAATATTCCTCTTTTTGTTAACAGCAGTCGTCATTCTGGGGGCAGATGTTTTCCCCACACTGTCGGCTTTTGTTACGACTCTATATCGAAAGATATTCGGTCGACCCTCTTAGGTCCTCGTGTTGAGGACTTGGAGGGGCATCTTCACTGTCCCTGGGACCTCGCGCAAAGTTCTGCGCTTGTTCTTTGGGACCGTGATGTTCAGGCTTGGTCGTATCATTCTGCTAAGTCTGTCACGAAGAACTTTTGTGGTAGACCTGGACCATTGTACTTGCAAATGATCCTTAATAGCAGTTCGGACGCAAAAACTTCCACTATTATGGGACCGGCAGAGATGTCGTTCCTCGGTTCAATTCATCCCGACCTAGCTGCTGTCGGTTTGCGTTTTTCCGAAGGCGGCATAACTGCCGTTACATATCGTGGTCGTACGA